TGCCAACTATTCACGAAGAGACAAAAGGTTTTAATTATACCTACTCAAATCTCAACTCAATTTTTAAAGTTATTAAGCCATTGTTAAAAAAGCATGGTTTAGCATTCTATCAAATACTAGATGAAAGGAACTTAGTTACTACTATATTTCATGTAGAAAGCGGAGAGCAAATACAAGGAAGCTCAGAGATCCCACAAGTTAGTTTAAAAGGTATGAACGACTATCAAACTTTAGGTAGTGGCATAACCTACCTGAGAAGATACAGCCTTTCTACTATGCTAGGACTTATTACAGACAAGGATGTTGATGCTTGCGGAACTCAAGAAAACAAACAACCAACTAAAAGAAAGTTTACAGCTACAGACGCTCAAGCCGAAAAACTAAAAGGAACTGAGGGAAAAGATTTAAGATCTAAGTACATAATAACAGAGGCACAAATTAAACGATATAACGAATTAAACTAAGAACATGGAAACTATACTAAGAAACGAATTAAAAGAAGCAGATAAGAGAATCATTATCCTAGAAAGCACAATAGAAGCTTATAAAGGTTTAGTCAAGGCGCAAGAAGAGCGCATAGAACTATTAGAAAAGTCTCATGCTTTCGAATTAGAAAATTATTACGTAAAAAAATAACAAATAAAAACTAAAATTATGAAAATCAGAAGCTCAGCACTAGGTAAGATAATGACAAACCCACGTAAGAAAAGCGAAACATTATCAGCAACTTGTAAAACTTATATTAAGGAACTTGTAAAAGAGGACTTATTTGGATACAAGTCAACAATAGACTCTAAATACCTGACTAAAGGAATAGACATGGAAGATACCTCTATAGACCTTTACAATGAGGTACATGGCACATTGTATCTAAAGAATACAGAAAGGCTCTCTAATGAGTTTATAACAGGTGAGTGCGACATTAACGCAGAGGATAAAATAATCGACATTAAAAGCTCATGGAGTTTAGAGACATTTCCTGCATCTCCTGAGGATGTAAACAATAAAGATTATGAATGGCAACTAAGGGCCTATATGTGGCTTTATAATAAGCCGAAAGCAGAACTTGCCTACTGCATGGTTAGTACTCCTGACTATCTGTTAAAAGACTGGGATAATTATAAGATTCACAAAGTAGATAAACATGATCCATTTTTAAGAGTTACTACAATTAGTTTTGAACGCGACACAGAAAAGGAAGATCTAATAGCTCAGAGAGTAAAAGACTGTAGAGAGTTCTACAATGAGTACAAAGATTCTATTTTAAACAAGCAACTAATACTAGACTAATGACAGACTTAGAATATTTTATAACTGAAACACTGGAGGGAATACCGCCTCCAGTTACAAAAGAAAGTATTTTAAATGCTGTTTGCTTACACTTTCGGGTTTCTGAGATAGATCTGAAAGGAAGGAACAGGGCAAAAAATACCGTATTAGCTAGACACTTCTATATGTTTTTTTTAAAAGACAAAGATATATTTAGAACTTTAAAAGAAATAGGAAGAGAAACAAATAGAGATCATACTACTGCATTATATGCAATAGATAAATTAAAATATTGGATCGAAAATTACGATGACATAAAAGAAATATACAATAACATAAACCAAAAATTATACTAAAATTATGAAAACAGAAGTAAGAACAATAACTCCAGTATTAGCTACTGAGATGTTAAAAAAGAATTTAAACAATAGAAAAGTAAGCGAGAAGCACGTAAACTTTTTAGCTCAAGAAATGAGGAACGGTAATTGGTTATTTGATGGGCAACCGTTAAGATTTGATGAGAACAATGTTTTAATAGATGGACAGCACAGATTAAATGCTATTATAAAAAGTAAAACATCTCAAAATATCTTAATTATTACAGGGTTAAAAAAGGAATCTTTTAAGGTGATGGATACAGGTAAAAACAGAAATGCCTCAGATGCACTTTGTATTAATGGAGAGCTTTATTACGCGCAAGTATCGAGTTGTGCGAGGTTCATTATAAAGTTTAAAGGGGGGAATAGTATGGGTGGAAGCAGACTATCTTCTACATCAAATACTAGCATAATTGAATGGCTAGATAATAATAGAAGCATAATAGAAAATATACGAACATCTGCTAGGTTAAAAAAAGCCTTTAGCGGTGTATTGAGCGATACTTTTATAGCTTCTTTTCTTTTTTTATTTTCTGAAAAAGATATATTAGCAGGAGAATATTTTATGCGTAAACTTTGTACAGGATTAGACCTCTCAGAAAATGATCCTATTCTAGCACTTCGCAAAACTTTAATAAAAGACAAAATGGCAAAAGCATCATTACCTACGAAAGATAGGCAAGCCCTAATTATTAAAGGTTGGAACGCTTATCGATTAGGAAAGTCACAAAGGTTTTTTAGATGGAATAAAAATACAGATGCATTCCCTAATATCATATAATTAAACTATATTTGTAAACTATTTAAAAACAATAAATTATGGAATTAGAAATAAAAGGAACTCTAACCAAAATAGGAGAAACAGTAGAAGGAACTGGGAAAGATGGTAAGCCATGGCAGAAGCTAACTTATACAGTTACAACAGACCAAACTTACAACAACTTATATGCTTTTGAGATATTTAGTCAAGACAAAGTAGAGCAGTTTAAAAAGTATAATACTGTAGGGAATAAAGTAAGCGTAAAATTTAACGTTAGTACAAATGAATGGAAAGGAAAGTATTTCACTACTCTACAGAGTTGGAGATGCACAAAAGACAATGCTCAGACTACAGCGCAAGAAGCTGTACAGACTGAGGCAGAGGATGACTTACCCTTTTAAAAAAGTCATACATTTATTATTGGATAATGGTTACAAATTAAAATAATTATTATCTTTGTTCGATACATCCTGCATGATGTAAAATGAATTAATTAATAACCTATTAGGGGGATGGATGCAGCCTGAACCTTAATAGGTTTTTTTATACCCAAAACTATGGCGAAAGATAAAAAAGCATTTGTTTTATATGCCGATCTCATTCATACTGTGGAGCAGCTATCTTCAGAGCAAGCAGGAGAATTATTTAAACACATTTTAAGATATGTGAATGATAAAGATCCAGTCAGCGAAGATATACTTATTAATATAGCATTTGAGCCGATTAAACAGCAGCTAAAAAGAGATTTAAAGAAGTACGAAAGTAGAGCACAAAAGAGTAGGAATAACGGAAAGCTAGGAGGTAGACCTAAGAACCTAGATAAACCTAAAAAACCTAGTGGGTTATTTAATAACCTAACCGAACCTAAAAAACCTGATACAGTTACAGTAACAGTAACAGATACAGTAAAAGATATATATATACGAAAACAAAGTTTCCGAACATCCATTAATAAATTTATAAAAGACAATCCAAACAAATACCCTAAACAACTTTATATTGATTTTGAGGAGTACTGGACAGAGCATGGAGAAAAAGATAAAAAAATGCGATTCGAGAAACAAAAGACATTTGGACTAAGTAGAAGATTAAGCTCATGGAATAAAACAGGCTTTAACAATTATGAACCAATTAAAAAAGATGTAGTACCTGTGCCGCATTGGAATAAAAACCTTTAAACTATGATATTAGAAAACTCAAGCGGTAAGGATTATTTAGATTCAATAAGAAACGGAACTTTTGTTTATGGTTTAAAAATTGGTTGCGATCTGGATAATCACCTAAGATACAAACAAGGGAGCTTTAATGTTATGGCAGGACACGCAAATGTCGGAAAGACTAAATTCATTCTCTACTATTATTTATGTCTAGCTGTTAAACACAAAAAAAAGTTTTTAATCTTTTCATCTGAGAACAGTACAGGAGGTATAAAAAGAGATTTAATCCAGTTACACGCAGCAAAGAAGCTAGAAGATTTAAGCGAACATCAATACGAATATCATTTTAATTGGATCGGAGAACATTTTAAGTTTATAGACTTTGAAGCATTCTATAAAGTAAACAATAGATTTATGAACTTTAGAGATGTTTTTAAATCCGCTTTAGATGACTGCGACTATTTCGATGCTTTAGTTGTAGATCCGTATAACAGTTTAGCAACTTGCGATGACATTAAAGGGAATGCACACGAAAGAGATTATGCAATAGCTCAGGAGTTTAGGATGTTTTGCAGAATAAACAACAAAACTATTTATTTATTAGCTCATGGAAATACAGAAGCTCTAAGAAAGACCTACTCTAAAGATCATGACTTTTATCGGCATCCTATACCACTAATGGCGAGCGACATTGAGGGGGGTGGCAAGTGGGTAAATCGTGCTGACGATTTTATTGTGATACATAGGCTAACCCAACATGAAAGTGAATGGATGAAAACGGAAATTCATGTACGCAAAATAAAAGAAACAGAGACAGGAGGAGTAATGACATTTTTAGATAGTCCAGTTATTTTTGAGATGGACAAAGTAGGTTTGGGCTTTATTTGTTATATTAGGCAAAAAGATTATAGACAAGTGCCTCACAATGCTACTAATCCATTAAATGAAAGACCACAAGTAAAACAAATCGAACTAAAACCAAACAAAGAATTTGATAAGGATATAAACCACCTACATGAACCCAAAAAGACAACCGATGACGAAGACTGGCTAAATGATTACATGGAGGAAGAAACTTTTAAAAGATGACACTAGAACAACTAACTACGAAACTAGAGCTAAATATATTAATAGAGAAAGTACTCTCGAAGTCAGGAGCATATAAATCTCCAGAAAGTAAAGAGGAGGCTTTACAAGGCATTACTTTATCTGAGTCAACGAAAGACACCTTACATACTTTAAAAAGTGCTTTAGAATGGCTTAACTTATCGGAGGACTTAGTCAATGATTATAGAAAAGAGATCCAAAGAAAGGATGCACAGATATACAAACTGTCTGTCGAAAACAGTAAACTAAGGACTAGAGCAAACTTAGCCGACCAAAGAACAAATAATATAACTGAATATATTGAACTACATAAAAACAAAACGACATGAAACTATTAAAACAAGTAGATGTAGTAAGCCTACTACACAAAGCAGATGACACAGTAAAGATAGTATTGACAAGTAGCCTAGAGCAAACAGATGACCAGTATGCTGATGAATGGCATAAATTGAGAAAGACTACAGGAACTTTATACTACAAAGAAGGCGAGGGAATATCTACTGATGAAATACTAGCAATAGATGAAACTAACTTAGACCGACCTAAAAAGAGAACACAATCTCAGGAAACTAGAATAAAACTTTGGCAATGTTGGAAGGAATTAACAGAGGAAGGAAAGTATAGTAAGAGCCAAGAGGAGTTTTATAATGCTATGCACACATGGTTTAGACAACAGCTAGAGGATAGATATTTAAAAAAGTAATATGCCACGCTGTAAAGTTTGCAAAGATAAATTTAAACCAAAGTATTTTCTCCAGAAAACTTGCTTTGAGCCTAGCTGTATTTTAGAGTACAAAAACAAAGTAAAAGCTAAAGAATGGAAACAAGAAAAGAAAGTTTTAAAGGAGAAGCTAAAAACTTACAGCGATCACGTTAAAGAGCTTCAGGTAATAGTAAACAAATATGTAAGACTCAGAGATAAACACAAAGGATGTATAAGTTGTGGCACTCCGCTAACTGGTAAGTATGACGCAGGGCATTATTACAGCGCAGGAGGAAACCCAGAGTTAAGATTCAATATAGACAACATACATGGACAATGTGTATATTGCAATCAGCATCGACATGGGGCATTACTAGATTATGCCGAAAGGCTACCGAATAGAATAGGACTGTGCAGATTTGAAGAACTAAAGAAGTTAAGAGGTAAACCAATGAAGTATTCAATACCTGAGCTTATCGAAATGAAGGTAATTTATAAAGATAAAATTAAAAAGCTATGAAGCAG